AATCTTAAACCATCGTTACCGTATGCTTCTAAAAATAAATCAGGGTTCATATTAGCTACAGCTTCTAAATTTCCACCTTGATCTGAAAGAAGTTGCTGAAATTTTTTTTGTGCTAGTTCTTCTACGTTTTGTGTACCTGGTAAAGCTAAATTTATATCCCCGTCTTTAATTGCATACACGTCACCACCTACATTCATATACTCTGTTTTTTGGGGTATATCATATACAGGGGTAAGGCTCAAGTCATCATTATTTACTGCAAAAACTGTGTTTCCAAACTGTTTAAAAGATATATCTGATTTTTCTGGTTGAAATGATTTTTTAATTTCTTCAGCCTGTAAAGCACCTCCCAAAATAGCTTGACCTATAGGTACTCCTTGAGCAATTTGTATTCCTATACTTGTTCTTGGATCAGATAAAAAATCTTGAAAATTTTCTGTAGGTGCTAAAAATCCACCTGGTTGTCTTGCAGTAGTATAAGATGCTATTGGATTTGATAAAAAACCTTTGATTCCGTTTGCCATATATATCTCCTATATTAACCCTAATCCACCTAAACCAGCACCTATCATTGTGCCATAACCACCTAAAAATGTTTCTGGTAAAGCAGAACCTGCTATAGCACCACCAAATGCTCCACCTAAAGTGCCAGGTCTATTGCTCGGTGCATTAGTAAGTGATGTAGGAAATCCACTACCAATAGGTGAAACTAATCCAGCATATTGTTGTAGTGCAGACATAGGAGCCTGTTGTCCAAATTGGAATCTTGCTATTTGATCTTGTAATTGTCTACGTGCTAAATCTTCGTAAGATGCTCCAACTCCTGCAAGTTGTCCTATTCCTCCAAAACGTCTTGCATCTATTTGTTGCTGTAATGGTGATAGTTGTCCAGCAGCAGCTAATTGTCTTGATCTTTCAGCTTGACTAAGCTGTGCAGCAATTGGTGCGTAGGCTTGAGTAATGCCTCTAGCAGCAGCTTGTTGTGCTTGAGGGCTTGTTCCAGTTCTTCCCATACCACCAAATTGTGTAGCAATGTTACCCATAACGTCAGATGTAATACCTGATCTTATTTGGTCTAAATATTGGTTTTGTCCAGCACCACTAGCAAAATCACTAATTGTGCTTCCTGCTAAGTTCATTAGTTGCGATGGTCCAGCTTGTTCTAATGCTGCAGCTTGTCCTAAATCTAATGCAGATTGGGTTTGTGTTGCAAACGGTACTACGGTACTGCCTGGAAAAAATTGTCTACCAATACCACTTCTATAAATGTTTTGAGCTTCGCCTAATATATCCTGCAAAAATGGTTCCGCAGGTGCGTATGGCTCAGTTCTTTGAGTGGTAGTTTGATTACCTCCGCCACTTGACATACTTATTCCTCCAATTTCTTTTCTAGTAAATAATGGGTCATTTTATACCCTTTTTGTTTTAATAATTTTGACCATCCTGGTCTGGCATAAGTTTCAAAGTGCGTACACTTATTATCTTTAGCCCATTTTTCAATATCGTGCAATCGGTCTTGCCAAAGTTTTCTTTGCTTACCTGTGCAGATAAATATGTTTGCTACCTTAGAATTAGGTCTTATAATAATTCTAGTTACCACTACACCTTTTAGTTTTTCTTCAGCATCGTCATCCCATACTAACCAAAGTTGATTATCACCACTTAAACACGCATCATTAACATCAGACGTATTAAAGTGATGTCCTGAATAAGCAAGAGCTTTAGTTATAGAATCTTCTACCAAGTTCCAAACTGTTTTAATATCTGTTTTAGGTATCTGTACTACACCAATCACGTAATCTCCAGGTAACTTGTAATGACGTGAAGTCTATTAGCAGTTGCAGCTTGTGCTTTTAATATGTCATCTTCGCCTAATACTAAAGTTGAGTTATGTCCACCCATACCTTGTATTGTGGCTTTAGCACTTATTGCTGCGTCTTTTAAAAACTGAAATGTAGAGCTATCATTAACTATTGTTAAAGATATACTGTCATCGTTGTTTGAATCTTCGCAAATAATTATAGACTTAACTATTATTGTAGAACCTGATGGTACTGTTATTAATGCAGTAGCATTGGTAGTTGTTAAATCTATTTTACTATTTTTATATGTGTGAGCCATCTTTTACATTCTTCCAAAATTCGTCTAGTGCGTTGTGTTCACAATTAATGCAATCGCAATCTTCTATAGGACATTGACCACTATTTCCGCAGTGACATTCGTGTTCACAATGTTTACAATTCAAGCTAGAAACCACGATACAACCTCTTGATTTTCTGTATTGTGATAACGTACTAATTGATTGGTTATATCTTCCGATACTAATTGTGATTCATACGTAGATAGCAAAATTCCTTCTAAAGTAAAAGCAGGATAGTTGTAAACATATTCTAAATTTCTTGTGCTAGTCATTAGAATCTTTCTGTTCCTGTTGGTCTACCACCACTAAAATTTTGTCCGCCTCCACCCGGTCCTGGACCACCACCTCCGTATCCAGTCATTGCTCCTTGAGTTCCTACATTACTTTGACTTGCACCACCAAAGTTTCCACCTTGATTGCCTTGACCTCCACTTAAAATAGATGGTGGAGCTGTTGGTGTAGTGATTTGTGGCATAGTTCCTGTCATTGCAGCAATATCTGCTAAAACTTGAGGATTTGTTTGTGCTGCTTCAGCCATTGCTTGAATATTTGCTGCACCTGCTGCAGTTCCAGGACTTGCTGGACTTGGGGAACCTCCAAAACTAGGTCTACCAAGTGGTCCAGGTCTAGTCATTGTTTGTGTTATATTATCTGATACCATTCCACTACCCATTAAACTACCTGGAGCTGCAACGCTTCCTGTTCCAGTTCCTGCTGTATAGTCACCTATACCATAAGGGTCAGTACCATAAGTTACATTACCTTGTTGATCCATTGTCATGGTTGAAGCCTCTGGATTCCAAGTAGTTGCACCTTCTGGTTTATTTACAAAAGCCTCTGGCTCATATTGTCCTGTTTCTTCGTTATATTTGAATTTAGTTCCTTGTGGTAAATCTACTAATCCTGCAACTACACCTAATAATCCAGGCAACATTGTATAGTTAGGAAAATTATATGCAGTTGGGTTTACTGGATCTGGTCTACCATTTCCGCCACCACCTGTAGCACTTGTTGTTCCTGTTGCACCAGTACCCATTAATCCTCCAGTACCTGCTTGGCTTCCAAAAAATTGTCCAAAAGCACCAGGTGTATAAGTTCCAAATGCTGTGCCAGTTCCTGTGCCAACTCCTGTCATAGTTCCACCCATACCAGTCATTTCTGGCATCATAAATTGGTTAGTTGCTGGATCAAAATAATTTTGTGGCACACCTTGTATTGTTCTTTCTGACGTAGGTGTATATGTAGCAAATGGACTAGATTGACGGATTTGATTTCCTAACAAACCAGTTTGTGCTTGTAATTCTTCTAAAAATGTCATTATCTATATCCTTCTTTAATTGCTTCTATGTCAATTCCTTGTGCGTCTGTCCACGTAGATGCTGCTGGAACTTGTAAGTTAAATCTAAAATATCTTGCACTTTTATGAAACGGTATGGTTCCTGTAGTGTGCATTGAACTTTCTGCTGTCGTTGACGCAGTTTCAGCTACTTTGTTTCTAAAACTCAACGAGCCCGTAGCAGATGATGTATCTACAATAGGTCTAACGTGAGTTACTAAAGACCTACTTTGTGGAAATATTTCTGTTTCTGCAGTACCTATTTCTGCTTTTAAAGTATCACCACCAAAGGATCCTAATTTATGGTCAGTGTCAAATACACCAACAGAACGTAATCCACCAGAGAACAAAGCACTATCTAACGAAACCGTAATAGCATCTATGTCGTTTGTACCTGATGCAGGGTAATCATCTAATTCTTCTAATGTATATCCTGCTGACAAGAAATCTATAATAACTTCGTGGTCTATTTCAACTATTGACCAACGATTACTAGCTATATGGTAAATTAATATTTTATCGTTTTGCGTACTTGAGTTATTACCTGTAGCAGATGGGTAAGACCACATTACTAGTTTGTTTTCGTGGTCGTATGATGCTCTTACTCTTTCTCGTAATGATTGTTTTAAATCATTATAAAAAAAACGGTCTACTTTGTTAGCACCAATAGGTTTTGCAGCAGAACCATCTGTAACATAAAAACCATCCTCAGATAAGAAGTAAACTAAATTACCAACCTGAATTACGTTTTTGCCTTGTACAGCTCCTCTGTTATCTTCAACACGCCTAAAAGAAAAAATAACATTACCACCACGATAATCCATTCGTGTAATTCTATTTTCTTGAAATATCAATCCGTATTGTCCACCAGTAACACCTGTAATTACTCCGCCTTCAGGTAATGTTTCTGAGTCAGCTTGATTAGTACCTGCTGTCCAACTTGTTGCACTGTTTACTGCTGACCATTGTACTTTGTTTTGTGCAGACGGTTGAAACCCTGTGACTACAAAGTTGTTTACAACTGCAGCGTGTCTAAATGTTGGAGGTGAACCTCCTAATGCAGCAAAGTCAGATGATGAATCTAATGTCCAGGCTTGAGGTGCATCATCACCATTAAATGCTATAACAACTTCACCAAACCTTATAAAATCCCAATAAAAATTATCTGAGAAACTAAATGTCGTTCCACCACTTTCATCTACAAAAGCATTAGATGTTAATTTATATAGCTTGGTTGCGTCACCAGCAAATATACTAACTACGCCACCATCAGATTTAAACGACCTAGCTCCTTGACATCTTGCTGTTAGTGCATTGCTTGAAGTAACAGCTATGTTCTGAAAAGGTCTATAACTGTTAGCAGCAGGAAATACATTTAAGGCTTGTGTAGTGCCAGGATTTACGTGATCTGGTAGGTCTGGTAGCCATTCTCCAAAAGGTACTTGCATTATCTTACGTTATCAAAATTGTTAATGTTAATTCCTGTTCTTTGTACTAAAGGCGAACCATTATATTTATCTTTGCTATCAGCAATTTCTGCTTGTTGTAATGCAGCCTCATATTGACCTTTAAATTGTGCAACGGTTTGTGGGTCCATTCCTCGTAAAAATGTAGAACCAAAATATAAAGCACCAAATAAATATATATCAGGATAGTTTGTTAAAATATGATTAGTTGCTGTAGATGAACTTATAGGGTCAAATGCTTTGTAATAACTTAATCTAGCAGTGTACGTAGAATCTGGTACAGGACTAAACCTAAAGTTTGATCCTTCAATAGAGTAGCCTCTTGGTTGTCCAGAACTGTCTGAGCCTGTTGTTTCAGCTTGATGAAACGGTGTCATTAATACTAATGTTCTATCAGGATTAGGACTTGTTAAAACAAAACTTCGTACTTTTAAAAACCCAGTAGGCAAAGCCTCTGTAGCTGCGTCTATTGAAAAAGAAGCATCTACTGTTTCCATTGGTCTTATTCTTAATCTACGATTAAAGTCAGCTTCTGTTAAATCTATAAAGTCATCTATTTCAGAAGTAAGATCATCTCTTGCTAAGAAGTTTGCTATTGCAGTTTTTAAGTTTGCATAATTATCTAAAGCCATTATAATTTCTTATCTCCTGTTCTAAAAAACATATACTCATTACTGTTTACCATTTCCCTAATAATGTTTTTTTGTTGTTCACTATCAAGTTTGTAAAAGTTAGAGTGACCAAATCTTTCTTTGGTTTTTACTTTTAATGCAATCACAGGTATCTGTGCTATGCGTTGTAAATCACCTGTTTGTGCTTCAGGTATATGATTACGAAATGTTTTATTTTGTTCTAAGATAGGGGTTGTATCTTGTCTACTTCTTACAACAAGTTTTCTAGTACCCCTATCAATGTGAATTTGTTGGTTAGGATTATAAATATCCTCCATACTATAACTCCGTTAAAGTTACATCGTATGCGTCTATTAAAACTCTCCATCCATAAGTTGAACTCATATATACAAGACCAATACCAGTATTTTCTGTAGTTAATGTTAGGTCTGCAGTACCACCTTGTATTTTTAAACTGTTTCTTGCAACTGTTAAGTTGTTGTTGTCAAATGACGCTGTTGAATCAAGTATGTGTATTTCATCTCCGACTGCAGGTGAAGCAGGAAGTGTTAATGTCCAAGCACCGCCAGATGTGTCAGCAAGAACTCTATCTCCAGCTACTGCTGTATAGTTAGCAGTTTTGGCTGTCCATCTTTTTAATGCTCCATTTAATGCACCAGTTGTAGTTATAGAATCAATGTATGCGTCTTTAAAGTACAAAGAGGAAGTACCTAAGTCTACATCTGAGTCTGTTTCTGGTGCTAATACGCCATCAGCTAAAGTTGCTTGTACAGTTCCTGCAGTTCTAAAACTAAATTTATCAGCACCGTGATCGTAATAAATTTCACCCGAGTTTACAGATGCGTTATCACCAAATTGTATAATACCTATATTATCTGCATTACCTGTAATAAAAATACCTGGTCTAGTATCATCTTCAGTACGTATTGGTGCTAGTGAACTATTTGTTGAATGATTTACAGCATCTCTAACTACGTGCAATTTAGCAAGTGGTGTAGCTACGTTTACCCCTACACTTACAGGTATGCCTTTAAATATATTTTCTACTGTGATTTTTTTAGTAGCACTAGCATCTGCATCTACAATAGGTAACGAATCACCTGATGCTGTTGTTGTTAATGCTGTCAAATCACTAATCTTACTGTCAGCCATTTTTTATCCTCTTTTTAGTTTGTTTTTTTCTTTGGTTGTTTTTTTTAAGTTGTTCAGAACTTTTTTCTCTTTCTTTAAGGATTTTACAAAGTTCTTCAAAGCTCTTTACTATGGTCATCTACGTTTGCCTTGACCACGATATTTTTTAAAATCTTGTTTCTTTTTTTTATTCATTGAACTTGTTTTGGGGTTACGACCTAAAGAAGTACCATTGTGTGTAGCTTCGTGTTCGTTATAGGCTTTCCACTTTTTTGCCACTAATTTGAAATTGGAGTATCTGTTTCATAAGAAACACCGACTCCTTGTTCTAAAATAATATTATCGCCACCTTCTTTTAATAGGTAAGTTAAATCTTCTAGTAATACCGCATCATTAGGCACATCTGTCCTACGGTTACGGTAACGATCCTGACTTCGTATTGAAAAAAAAGCTGGTTTCATTATTGGGTAAGTTCAGTTACTCTTGATGTTCCAGTAGTAGAACCTACTCTTAGTACAGCTACTTTACTTGCTGGAGCCACTCTAAAATATTCTACAGTAAATGCAGGTACAATTAATGATGATGAACTTGCAGTAGGTGAACTACCAAATTCAACATAAGCATCTACAGTTGTTACAATTCTTACTTCTCTAGTTTCCGATCCAAACGCACTTGACGCAGCAGAGGTTGAACCTGCAGCTACTGTCTGTGTAGTTGACGGTTTAAATGTTGTTGGAGCTTTATTCATTTGTTTTCCTTCTTAGAATTATTCTAAAGTAAGGGAGCCGAAGCTCCCCTACTAATTAGTATTATTGGTTAATATCTAAAATGATACCGTGTGCGGCTTCATTTCGTACTTCCAATGTGTACTCAACTAAAAGTTGTTTCTTTTCAGAGTCACCAGTTTTGGCAAGATCTTGAATTTGGAAATCTCTTAGGTAAGCAGCAGCTAACATATCACGCTGTAGGATGAATACATCTTTAGCGTCAGTAGTAGCCATTACTCTGTTTGGTACAATACGAAGATCACCAAAGTCTGAGCTATAAACGTCAATAGCTGCATACTCTGTTTTATCTCCTGCAGGACCAAAACGAGTTGTATTAGCATTAAAACCAGATATTACTTGTTTTACTGATGGTGGACATACTAACATATCCATTTCTCCACCTGAAACGTAAACTTCTTTAATAACTGTTTTTAGAATTGCTTCAGTTAAATCTCTGTCTGTACCTGAACCAGGTAAGTCAGTACCAGAACCAGTAGAAAGTGAACCACTTGTTCCAGCGTCACCGTTAGTTTTTAACCAAGTAGGAATAGATCCTAGCTCTCTAGCGGCAGTTGCTGAACCAGCAGCTTGAACATTCGGCTCGATAATATCGAACTCCATATCTTTCTTTAGTTCTTTTGATTTTTTAGCAATCTGGTAAGCCATTTCGTCAGCTCTACCTGCTGCATCTACAGCAGATTGTGTACCAGAAAGTGCAATTACTTTGTCAGAAATTTGACAATAGTTAAATGCTCTAGTCGTTGCAGTCATAGCATCAATAGTTGCGTCATCACCTTCAATAACTGCGTTAGTTGCAGGTGTAGCAAGGCTATCTAGTTGCCATTCGTGCTTTGTTGATTTTGCGGTTGTACGAGGTATTGCACTTAAAATTGGGGTATCCTCTGGAGAAACATTATAGATTACATCTACTAAATCCTCTCGAATACCTACAGTTTCAAATGTATCGTACAAGTTAGTTGGTTGTGCCATTACAGCCTCCTTCTTGTTATACTAAACTACGAAACAGTTTAGCTGCATCTGCAACCTTACCAGTTTTACGTAGCTTTGAGAGTTGTTGACGTCTAACTTCCGCTTGTTGTTGACCTTTTGATTTTGACACACCACCTTTTACAACTTTAGGAGCATTGACCGCTTTCTTTTTAATTTCTGGTTTAGCTTTTTGAAGATTACGATAATTCATCGCATCTCTAACAAGTAAAACATATCTGTGGTCATAAACAGAATCAATCTCTTGATTGTTAAAGCCAACTGATGAAAGATAATTCCTCATTTGTTTTTTAAACTCGGAACTCTTTTCAGGATGATTCATCTCTGGTACTTTAACAGATAACTGTTTCTGTTGTTCTTCTAAGTATTTAGAAAACTCTTGAGTTTGTAACTCTTGAGTTTGTCTTTGCACTTGCTGTAGCTGTTCGTTTTTCTTTCGCATTTTATGCTCTAGTCTGGCAGCTTCGGCAGGATCTTCTTCGTATAGTTTTTCAAAGTCAATCTGTGCATATTCTTGTTGTAATTGAGATTGTGCAGCTTGATTAAGTTGGTCAAGTTTTGCAAGTTTCGTTTCAACGTCTTTTTTTGATCGTTCTACAAAGTCACTTGACTGTTGTTTTTCAGCAGCAAGTTCCTGTGTTTTACGAGTGTAATCTGCATTTCGTTGATACCCTTGAATTAACTCATCTTGGGTCACCTCATAGTCTGTACCATCAATGGTTACAGTGTAAACAGGCTCCTCAGAGTTTTCTTGTATATCAGTCGACTCAGATAATTCTTGCCCCTCTTCGTAAGATGATTCTTCGATTGGAGCATCGGTTATTTGTGAAGATTCTTCAATTGGCGTATCCACCTCTTGAGTTTCTTCTGGTGTAGATTCAGCTTGTGCTTCTTCTACTGGTGTATCGGCAGACTTATCTCCAGTCATCAGACCTTTGATTAGGTTTCCTGCTTCGATAACATTAGTTGATTGGCTATCAGCCATAACAACCTCCTTGTTAAATGTTACACTCCCTTATGGGTTGGTGTATTCGATTTAAGTCGAATTCTTTTTAAGCTGTTGGATTTGTTGTGCAGCGAGTTTGCCTGTGTCCATTACGGTACGAAAGTGGTTTTCCACTTTGTCAGTAAGGTGATAGGCTAACCATAAGACTTTTCTTTCTGCATCTTCATTGTGTTTTGTTTGTATTAAAGCATCTTGATACTCTTTTTTTAAGAGTTCAAACGCCTCTTTAAACAATGGTTCATCAAGAAGTAATTTGGCTTTTTCGCCTCTTGATACTTCTTTACTTAGATTGGTTTTGTCCATTAGTTACGTTTTGCATGATTTGTTGTGCTTGGTCAAGTTGTTTATCAATGCTTTTTTGAGCTTGTTCTCTTATCTTGCCTTGCTGAACTAAATCTTCTTTTGCAAGTGCTGCATCACGCCTTATTTCAGCTTCATTAATTTTTGTTCCGTATTGTAGCTCAAGTTCTTTAATTCTAGTTTCAAACTTCAGTATCATTTCTTGATAGCCTTTTTCTAATTCTTTTATTCTAATTTCACTATCTATTTGTTTCCTGTAGTTCTCACCTTGAACTTGTAATTGAGATACTTTCTCAAACTCTGTTGGTTGTGGTGGCTGTGGTGGAGGCATTTGTTGCATACCTACATCAGGGTCTGTAAAGAACAGACCAGCATTTTTTAATCCAGCGTTTTCTACAATTTTTGCAAGTGTGTTGTAGATGTTTCTAAGATTCACCATTGGACCAGCAGGAGTACCTTGTAACTCCAATGCTTTTAATTGAGTTTGTAAAATATTGTTTAGGATTGCAAGTTGTTGATCTCTTGATCCTGTACCTAAACCCACGTTAATTGAAATGTTGCAACGATTACGCCACTCCATTGGTCTAAATGGTACGAATGTATTTCTAATTTTAATAATACGTTCTTTATCTTGATGTTTAACCACCAATTCAAATATCTTTGTAAACATATCTTTAACACCTGTTTCGGCAAAGATACGTGCAATCAACTCAACCCTCATTTGAGCTTGGGTTAATATTACATTAACACCAGTTGCTGTTTTGTTTAGAGAGTCAGCATCCATGCCTTGTGAGTATCTTGTTATTCCTGTACGTTGTTCTCTTACTGTGTCAAGATATTCAAGGAGTGGAAATGCTTGTTGATTAATAGTTTGTGTTTGCATTGGCATCATAACTTGACCTGGAGAACCTTTAGTTCTTACTACACCACCTGGTCGGTTAGTTAGTAGGTCGTCAAGATTTACTTGACCATCCATTACTGCAACTCTGTTGTTGTTTGTTAAATACATATTATCTAACAACTGCCTCATTACTGTAGACTTAATAAGTTGTAAGTCCTCAGTCATTTCAGAAACTGATCTACCAAAAAATCTGTGTGGAACCATAATTGGTGTTAATGATACAAACGGTATGCTATCGCATAGTTCGTTATCTAATATTTCATAACCACCAGTACCTGCAATAGTTATTTTTCTTAACTTGGCAATGCCATCGCCTTCAACGTCAATACGTGAGTAACATTCAAATATTGTAATTTCATCTGTAGATGCTTCACCTGAATTACTATCAAAGTCATAATCTAAATTACGATGACGTGCTATTTTTTCTTCATTGTATTTGTCAGCAACATCACTAGGCAATCTACTAACTATATCTTCATCAAATCCTGCTTCAATTAATTCTGTTCTTGTAACTGTTGTACGATGTGCAAGGAAGTTTGCATCTTGTAAACTTTTTGCTCTACGTTCTATCAAAAATTCTTCAGGTGGTATTGTTTCTATTTTAACTTTTCCATAAGTTTCTGTGCGTGTAATAACACAATCGTGTAGCATTGGTGTTGGTGCATCTTCTATTTGTTGCATCAACATTGGGTCATCTGTTTGTTCCATCATTTTTTGTTTTGCAGTGATGGCATCTTGGTCTGCGTATTCCGTGTGTTCTTTAACGTCTACACCATCCTCATCAATAAGCATAATGTATTCATCTTCACTTAACTTTTCGTAAGTTTCTTGTTCTTGTTTTTGAGATGTGTCCCAGTATATCTTTGCAATACCGTTTTTTTGTATTAAGGCATCTTTAAATAGCGTGTAAAGAGCAACAAACCCATCGTTGTCTTTATTAAAAACGTAGTTTAAATAATCACTAGCTTGTCTTGCAACTTCTTCATCTTCTGCAGTCACAGGATCGCATCTAACTACGTCATCACTTGCTGCAAACGTTCTTAACAATGTGGGTAGTATTGATTCAATAACATCACTAACATCTGTTGAAACAACTTGTGATCTACCTTCTTGTTCGTTGCCGAATGGTTCACCAAAATAATACTCCAAAGATTTTTGTCTTTGGCTTGTTACGTCTGAACCTATGTAACCTAATGATGAACTAATTTCAGAATGTAATATTGAAGAAAGTTCTGAATCTGTTAATGGTTTTCCTTTTGTCATACTAAACTATATACCTTGTATCTACGTTAATTTCTCTAGCCCATTGACTTTTAGTGTCAGGGTCTATTGCACAACCATAACGAAACGCATCGGCTCCGTGTGAACTCCAATCGTGCAAGGGTTTATTTTTAAATGTCTGCATCTTATCATCAAACTCTTTACGGTACTGTCGCAAACATTCAATACCAAGTTTACAGCGATTACGGTCAAACCAACATCTATCAAGTGTGTTTCTAACAGACTCAATACCGTGTTGTATTTCTAATTTAGGACATACATCAAAATTAATTCCAAGTTCTCTTGCAACTTCTAATCTTGATTTACCTGTACCCAATTCACGTGCCACAATGTCGTGTGGTGCAATGTGCCTACCGTAGTTGTATGCTTTATCTTCAAGAACACCTGCATAGTGTGCAAGTGATTCTCCAGACGTTTCGTAATAATCTATGAGGTGTACCTCATCTCCAACTCTTTGTGCAAACCAAATGGAAGTAGAATCACCTATTCCTAAATCCCACCACGTTTCCACTTCAATATTTTCATCGTAATCTACTTCTGTAAGTCGATTTTCTTTTTCTGCTTTCTGTATTTGCTTACCGTAATAAGCACCAGATACTGCAGCTTGGAAACTACATTCAAACTCTTGTTCGTACTGATCTTCTGGCATTGTAGCTCTAGCTTCATCCAATTCATCAGCATCTATAACTTCTGTTTCAGAAGCTCTATATAAAACTGCTTTCCAATCTCCACCTCTACGTCTTGCAAGATCGTAAACATCCCAAAACTGATTATGACCCATTGGTGTACCAATGAATATAACATAGCCTAGTTTGTCAGAAACTGCAGGTCTAACTACTTCAGTCCAAGTACGAGGCGACATTAAAGCGAACTCATCCATACAGACACCATCAAACCCCAAGCCTCTAAGGGCATCTGGGTTGTCAGCACCGAATATTTGTAAACGTGAACCATTCCATAGGTCTACCTTTAATTCGGTTTCGTGTCTACTCCCCCCTAATTTCATTAAGGGTTGGGTGTATTCCTTTAAATAGTCAAAAGCCACGTTCTTACCTTGTCGGTAAGTAGGTGCAATGTATGCCAAGCGTTGATTTGGTTTATGTAACGCTGTCTTTATAAGGTGGTTTATTGCAAAAACTGTTTTACCAAACCTACGATGACAACATATAACATTAAAGCGTTTTAATTTATTGTGGAGTTCTTTTTGTAAGGGTCGTGGTTTGTAAGGTATTTCAATCTTCAAACTATTCCTTCCATTTAACTTCTATTTCTACTGGCTCGTCTTTATCACCTTGTAGTTTTTGGTCTATTGAGGATAGTCTAGGGTGTATAAAAGGTGCAGCTTTCTCGGCAGCCCACATCTTCTTTTCAGGGGATGTTTTTTTGTCGTTTAGAATG